ATTTGGATAACCAAATAATTGAGTTAACCACGATGATGTATTAGTAATACTTTCACCTAATTTATCATTGTGATACAACTGCAAGAATATAGGTATATTCAATTCATATGAATTATTAAATGCGTCTTTAACTAATTGTTTATTCTCTGGTGATAAGAAGCTACCATTTAAAGACATCAGCTGTTGATTAATTAGTAGTTGATGTCTTCTTTCTACAACTGACAGATATAGTTTATTTTCATCTACTTTATCTGCTGATGTGCTGATGATTTCATCTAATTCTACTTTAGTATCACTTATTAATTCAGGAAATAACTTAATTAGTTTTTTAGGGCCTAAGCCAGTAATACCAGGAATATTATCAGATGTATCTCCCATTAGTATTTTATAGTTAAGAAAATTACTACTACTAACACCATATTCTTCTAATACCTCTTTTGGAGTGTATATTTTCTTTTTAGTAGGAGAATAACAATGAACTTTATCTGATACTAATTGTAGGAAGTCTTTATCAGCAGACATAATAGTTACCTTTTGGGTTTCATCATGTGCCTGGAATTTATTGGCTAAGTAGCCAATGATGTCATCTGCTTCTAAACCATCAATACTAATAACTGTAACAGGTAAGCACTGTAAGTATTGAATCAAACGTGATATTTGATTATTAATACTTTCACTCTCCTCATCTTTAGATGAGAATATATTGTGATTAGTTATACGGCTAGAATTACGATTTGCCTTATATTCAGGATATAAATTTCGTCTTGCGTTTGACCCTCCAATACCATCAAATATTACAACCACTTTAGTTGGATCAGACATGCGTATAGCATAACCGATAGATTTAAGAAATCCTGTTAGACCACCAATATGATGGCCATCAGGATTTAAATGATTAATCATAGTAAACGACCTCAAAAATGTATTGAGGCCGTCTATGATTAAAATCGAACTTAGTTCTTTGCGAAAGTCTGGTTGTACATTGGAGAGTAATTGTTCATATTTACTCTTCATTTTGTTTATTTAACTTCTACCTCATCGTTGTCTATTTCTATCATCGGAGATATACTTCTACTTTCTTCCCATTCACTATTATCTTCTGTAATTTGGATTTCATCTACATTAACGTTAGTTCCAAACCATTCAGATGCATGAGCTGCTTTATATGCTTTTTCTTCATCCTTATCATCGGGGATAAAACCATGAGGTGTTACAATTACAGTTGAAGTAGTTGCTACTCCACAATCAGCATGGATTTTATCAATTGATATTTTGGTACGCTTAGCGAATTCTACTTTCTTGCCTTTATGCTGTGCATGGATTTTAGAAGTACCGCTGTTAGTTACGTTACCAAATGTAATTACAATTGAAGCATCCCAATACATTGCATTACCACCTTTATTTGTCATACGAGGTTGACTCATAGGAGTAAGTGCTGGTTGTACACCTGTTTTATTAATTACAAAGAATGTATTTGTATATGGGTATGTTTCCTTACGAGACATTGGGAATTTCTGATTGATGAAATTACCAAACTGCGTAGCCATAGCTCCTGCATTCCACATTGGATTGTTGTTATTTTGTTTAACACTCATATCACATGGAATAGATCCTACTGAATCCCAAAGGAATAATAGGTCATATGGTAGTTTACCTTTTGATTGTTCGTTGAGGATATCTGCAATGAAGGCAGATACATCTTCAATTGTATTGAGAGATGATCTATCAACATATAGGAAGAATCCTTTATAATTCACTACTTCACCTGATTCTTCATCTGGGACTGCATCGAGTTGAAATCCCATTTTTTGAGCATGATCGAAATCCCATTTCATCTCAGTGATGATGAAGACGGGTAGTACACCCATCTTCTGAGCAGCTACTGCTGTCTCAATCATCAATGTGGTTTTTCCGGTATCAGATCCTCCACGGGCAATGGAAACATGTCCCATTGGAATTCCAGGAATGGATAGAGCATCAGCTACAGCAGATGAAAATGGAATCCATCTTTGCTTTTTAAACTTTGATGCTTGATCTAGAAATTTGGATTTCTTAAAGGCATCAATGTCAAAAGACTTTTTAAGTGATTCAGATACTACTGACGTTAAACTGTCTTTACTTTTTGCCATTATTAATCGTTAAATAGGTCATTAAATTTGTCTGCATTGCTAGTTTTAGCAGCAGGCGTTTCGAGTGAGTAAGCTGGTGTTACTGGTTTGTTAATTTCAGTAATGAAATCATCTTCATCCTCATCTTTTGATGCAATTGGAGTCTCAGTTGCAGCAGCTTCTTCTTCAGGGTTCAGCCATTTAGCCAATACGTCCTTAAGTTGATCATAAGAATACTTACGATTAATACCTAAGATGTCTGGTTGCTCTTCAAGCAATTTAGTTACCAAAGCACCGTCTTCTGAAATTGGAGTGGTTTTAGGTTTAATACGAAGATTACACTTAATACCTTTTCTACCAGCAATAACGTCTTCAGTTGCTTCAATTGTAAAATCCCTACCATCTGTGATGTCTGTAAAATCACCATAATCATCATCAGCAGCAATACCAAGAAGTTGATCATGAGTCAATTTACCAAATTCCCATAAACGAGCACCTAGATGCTCTTCACCACGTACGATTACAGCTGCAAAGAAACGTGATTTAGGAGAAATTTTGTTTGCTAATTGCCAATCTTCCTTATCACCTGATTTGCGAAGTTGTTTTGCAAAGTCAGCAATCGGATCAGCTTCATTCCAGTTTGTTAATGACAAGATTGGTCCTTTAGCAAACCCATAATGGAATTGTACTTCACGGATAGGCCATGCTTTGTCAAATTTGCTTGGTAGAATACGTACTTGGTACTTACCAGCTTTAGGTTTAAAGAAAATTTTGGTGTAATCAATCTTCTCGCGTTGTTGACCACCTTTGTTTTGTGAAGCAGCAAGCTTCTGTTTTGCGATGTTTAAATCCATAACTTATTTATTTTAGAATTAAATATAAGAACCTTTATTTAGACTACCAAACTATTTATTGAGATCTATAATTTTATAAATAGCAGTGTCTAAACGACGCAATTCAGGACCGTTATTAAGTAATATACAATTTTTATAATCAGACCAATTAACAATAAATCTAGTATCTAACATACCATTGTTTAATTCTCTAATCAATGCGTTAAGAGCATTAATTGTATATAATGTATTTGATTCCTTCTTACGGTGAAGTAATATTGTATTAGGTAGAGGAGTATCGGATGTATTACCCATATCAATATTATATGTACACATTAATTCTTTACTTTGAGGTGACTCAAGCACGAATATTTTGTTATACATTATTGTATATCGGCGATTGATATCGGCAAGAACCGTATCTAATTCGTCTGGAGTGGTAAATGTACAGAATAGCTTATTCAAATCGAAAAATATATTGTCTGTCATAAATATTTATATTTTAGTTAAACCATGATATGATGTTCCTTGTTTGATACTTACCGGATATTCTAGTATATTTATTAATTCTGGCAATATATTTCCATCTTCTTTAGCATAATCAAACAGAAATGCATCATAGGTATATAGTACTATTTTGGTTTTTTTGTCTTTTAAATAATTTAATACTAGTTCTAATAATTCAACATTAGTTGATGTTTCTTTACTTTGAACTATATAATTAAATAGTTTTTGTGGTGTTATTTTGTCAAGTTGATCACGTATAAATATTTTATTTTCAGTTTTAATGTGTCTATCATGTTGATATGTATCCCACATATCATCAACATACATAGCTACTTCTTTAAAGAATGGTTTATCCTGATATTCAGACCAAACGCCACCATATAATTGTTTGAATGTTAATTCTTTGGCTTCTTGTTGAGATACACCTAATAATTCACCTAATAATTCATATGTGTTGCGATCTTTAGGAAATTCAAACCCAATCATTTCACCTATTAAACGTGGGTGGTACCCCTGAAAGTCAATTTCAATGAATTTATCATTTTCGGGTTTGTAGCAGTTACGTTCACCATCGTCTTTATTTAGTGCTGCAAAGTTAATGCTGTTATATGTGTTAGATGGGCGTGAAGTGGTATTATATAAATTATATTGAGAATATATTCTGCTCTTAGATAAATTAAATTCGGGATACTGTAATTTACCTTTATAGTAGTTTATAAAGCAGTCTTTATCTAATTTAATGCCGTTTTTTTCAATTTCATAAAATATATCTGTTGTTCTAAAATTCTGGAATTGGAATTGTGTGTTTGTTAATGTGTATTTTTGTATTATTGGGAGAGATGCTTTGAATATTGCTTCACATTCTTCATAATGTTTACTAATTGGGATTAGACAATTTATATTAGGTAAATTAGTATGTTTACTATAGTAATAGTCAATGCAGGGTGAATTACTTAATGCTTCAATTAAATTAACAAATTCTATTAAATGTACATCAAATAATTTCTCAGATAGTGGATATACCCAATGTAGTGCTTCTTTTTTATCAAGCAAGAATAATTTACCAGTGTTGGTATGTAACCAATTAATTACTTCAATTTGATTTAAACTAAATGATTCGTTGTGATCTAAACACAACATATAACCTTTTTTCCCATTAATGGGTCTAATGTAGATTAAACTTAATGATGTAAGTGATGGATGGTAGTTATTGTTTTTAGGAATAAAACTAACAAAACAATCATCAAACGGTTTTAGTTGTTGTAGTTGATCGGATCTTTCTATAATATAAAACATATTTCATAACCTTTGAATTAAATATAAGATAAAATCTTTGACTTAAAAAATTAAATTTTCATTAGATTCATCACTAGATGTGTTTGGTTCATCTGAAGCTAGATATGCTCCGAGACCAGGCATTATTTTATCTAAATTATTAAGTTCTTTGTCAGATAAGTTATATCTAAAATTAACTTTTAAGGTTTGATAAAGAGAATTAGATTTAAGTTCATCAAAATTATCTTTAGTTACTTCTTTAATAATAGGAGTATTATTTAAATTTTTAACAAAGTATCTTACTATAACATTTTTTGATAAATCCTCAGGTGTAGGAATAAAGGGAATAGATTTTACTTTTGTACTATTTGGTTTTAATTTTGATAAGCTAATATATGTTCTAATATTGGGGTTATTTAGTAAAGAATTAAATTTATTAGAAGTAACTTTTATTATTTCGGGGGCATCAGAATTAAATTCCTTGCCAGCAAATGTTTTATCATTGAGTTCATAATAATAACCTTGATAAGGAAGTTGTGAGGATAATAATACATATTCTTTTCCTATAGTGTATTTACCTGTTGTTATTGTATTTTTTGGTACTCTTATCCCCATAGTTTTATTATTTAAACTGGTGCTCTAAATACATATGTTTCCCATGGGCCTTCTGCTCTATATACTAGAGAGGTACCATAGTTTGCAGGAACACTTGATGTCCATCTTACGTTATTTCCTTTGTTTTGTATTCCTGCTGTAAATATTTGAGTATGGCCATATCTTTTAGAGCTATCACTTCCTTGTGTTCCTTTATTACAATAATTAATTATATCCCCATACCCCCAATCATCACTATTTATTAATTTTTGTAAATCTGCCCTAGATAGAGTACCTAGGTATGTCATAGAATATCCTAATTGTTGTAATCTATTACGATAACCAACATCATTAGCGTTTCCACCAGCAGCTTCAGATAATCCTCTAGTTGGTTGTCCTTTAGCAGCAAGTACATAGTCTCTAGCTATATTATACGTGTATTGAGCACACCTACCTGACTTTCCATCACCCCCTCCATACACTGCATTAGTAGCCTGCAGCATAGCATTTCCGTTGCCTGCTTTAGCCTTAGTTAATACTGTTAGTACAGTCTCAGTTGCTCTCTCTACAGGATTATTTATTACAGCCTCAATAACAACTTTAATATTGCTCATATCAACTAAGGAAATACCTCCTCTAGGTTCATCCAAAATTATAAATTGAGAATCAACATTAGTTACCCAATCATTACCTTGAAGTGAATGTCCCAATCCATTAACAGTATATGCTACTTTAGCAGGTCCAGCACCACCGCCTCTGTATCCTCTAGGTAGTAATTCATTAGGGATTCTAAATAAATTTCCTATTACCATTCCTCCAATACCATCCATTTCAAGAGATAATTTAGTAGGAATAATTGCTCTGTTTGTATTATCGTTTTTTATAAATGTCTTAAAAAAATTAATTAAATCTTTTAAAGCATTATTGTATTTACTAGCATTGCTAAGATCATAATTTCCACTACCTAAACCAAATTTATACCAAGCAGGGTCAATTTCATTAATAAAACTAACTATAACATTAATATTGTCTTTTAGATTTTTAACTTTTTCTTCAAGTTCTTTTGTAGAGTCTGTACTTGAAGGAGTATCAGGAGCGTCTTTTTTAGGAATAACCCTATCAAATAGATTTTGATTAAAATCAATTAAAGTATTAACATCTGCTCCTAATGCGCCTCCTTTAGCTTGAGCTCCAATAGCAACAATAGTTGTTTGATCTTGGAATATTTGGGATTCAAATTTGTAGTTTCGGATTACAGATTTAGTATTTTGTAATTCAAACATAAAAGCATCATTATATGCTTTTTCTCTATTTTGATCATCTGCATAATTTACATCTATTATTCTAGCAGCTGAGTCAATTGGGTCTGAGAATATATCAAATGTGGCTACATTTCCAGTTGCATTAGAGATACCAGACATTAGACTTTTAAGAAAATCAAATAACACAATGTCATTTTTTTCTTTTTTATCTTGAGTGGCTAAATTATTATTATTAACTAATGAATATATATAACCTAAATTAACATATATATTTCCTATAACTCCTAGTTGTTGTTTAGTATAATCATTATTATACCAGTAACTAGTTTTTAACCCTTCCATTATACTTTTTAGTGTACTAAAATCATCAGAAAATCCTTCTGCAAATCCTAAACTTGAAGGATTAAGCCAAGCATCATTTTTAATTAAACAAGTAGAAGGATCTATAGATAATTGTAGTATATGTCCTAAACATAATAGGGGTTTATTTTCTCCACCCATATGATCACCTTCATTTACTGAAACTTTTATTACAGGAGTTTCACTTTTTATATCTTTTAATAAAACATGTTTATTTAATATATCAACAAAATCTTTTAATAGAATATATATTTGAGCTTCATCATCAAAGTCACTATCTGTATTTGGGGAACCTTTTACATCTACATCAAATCTAAAAAATGTCCAACCATTAAATATTTTTTCTTCTTTATCTGCTATTCCTTCTCCTAATAAAGTAAGATATAATTCATTACATATTCCTGCAATTTTATTTTGTGAATATGATTTTTGCACATTTGAATCTTTTGCAAAAGGAGTAGGTAATTTTTTAAAAACACCATTTGTAGCTACATCTGTATCATAAGCTCCATAATTTACTTTTAAAGATTCAAGAATTTCACCTATAGAAATAATATCAGAAGTACAATCATACCCACCATCAGGGCGGGCAGACCAACTAAAGTTTTTTATAAATCCATAATGGGCATCATAATTACCATCTTTAGAAGCTTTTGTAAATATGTTTTTCCATATTTGTTCTTTAGATACTCCACCTTTTAAAACATCATCTGTAAAAGAAATATTGCTTTGTAATTTTCCATTATTATCAAGATAAGGAGCCCAACCCCACTCTACCAATACACTATAACCAGGGCGCATATAGAGAAGTTCTAATTCTTCTAGTTGTCTAATATCCCAACATTGAAAATTTACTACTACTTCTCTTAAGGAGCCATATGCTGATTTTGATTTAACATTGATAGATGTAATACCAGGCATTGGTCGTATTCCTAGTCTATTTTTTTCTTGTTTTACAGTACCATCAGGATTTACTGTAGTAGAATTTAAGCTATAAGCTTTATTATCAGTTCCTACTCCTGATCTTAATTTACCATTATATAGTATTCCTCCTAATAAAACATAACTATTAGCTAAAGTAGATGATCCCGGTGTTAAACTACCATCATCTACTCCCACATTAACACTAGATGTCATTCTAATCCACGAGTTACGAGCATTAAAATACTGAATAGCATCAGGGGTACGTTCAAATATGGCTTTTTGTCTAGCCTTTAATTGATTTTTAACTCCTTCTTTAAACGTATCTTTAAATATAGACATAACATTTATCTTGCTTTATTAAATTGATCAAATTGTTGTAAAACACTATTCACATTTGTTGGTATTCTTAATTGAGTACCGGGGATGGGAAATAAAGCACCTTTAGTAGCATTGTTATTTGCTGCTGCTATAATCCACCATAATGTAGAGTCACCATAATAACTATACGCTAATGAATCTAATCTATCACCCACAGTAGTAATAACATACACATCAGACTCTGACAAAGGAATATTTGGATATTGTTTTCCTTTGTAGTAGGGTCTATCTGTAAATTCTGTTTTTAATATTGTTGCGTTATCGTAGCGATCCATATTATTTTAATTAGAAAACTTTAAACTATTAAACTTCTTTCTTGCCGCCTCAGTTTGAGCTTTTGTTTGAGGTAAAATTTTATCTTTTTCAAACTCAGCTCTTTGTCTAGTTGCTTCTAGATTAGCATTACGTGTATTATCTATACGAGTTGGAGGAATATCTTCAATTGTTATAGTTGTAGTAGTTCTTCTATCATCCTCTTCTGGGGTAGTGTCAGTTTCTTCAGGAACTGTTTCTGGGATTGGATCGGGTTGTCTATCAATAAATCCACATTTACCATATTGAGGTAAGAAATTATGAATTAGAGTAAATCCGAAACTAACCTTTAAATAAAAAGCTAATTCTCTATCTAAATCCCAAGATGATCCTTCAATAGGAGAAAAACTTAAATTAGTTATTATACCGGGTTGATCATTAATATACCTTCCTACTTTTAATCTAGTTATAATTCCACCCAATAGAAGATTATCCTGGTATTTACCTGCTAGCACAGATGCTAGCTCACTCATATCGCAATGTTTTTGTTCTAATTCATCTGGGTTGAAGCAAGGAATATTAAAGCCTACAGTTGCGGTACGTTTAAAATCATTAAATATATAAAATTTTTCATTCCTACCTGCATATTTTACATCGCCCCAACTACTATCATAATTTTCACTATAATCAGTTATATATCCTAGAAAACTTAATGTACGTAATACATTACCGGTAAACGGATCTAAAGGCATAAATTTTAAAGCTAATGTATCGTCATCAACATTAGTATCATTAGTTCTTCTAAAAGCAAGTTTTGTTAATCTATTATAAATTAAAGAAGGATCATTTCTAGATATATTAACATTAAAAGTTTTAAAAGTTTCAGTTTTACTTCCTCCCTGTCTTGATATTTCTGTAATATAAGTTTTATCTATTGATGTTCCTTCATCTACTTTTTTTCTTAATTCAGCATACTTTTTTAAAGTAGGTGTAGTATAAGGAATAGCATTATTATCTATATTAATAGAACCCGTAGGTATACTAGTATCTAATTTTGATAATCCTAAGTCAGCACTTACTATTAAACTGCCTTCTGGTTTTCCTCCATCATATGTAACTGAGTTATTAATTAGTGAAGTTGGTTTTGGTAATCTAAATCTTTGAGAAGATAAAGATGAAGAAGTACGATTAGATAATTCTATATCATTACTTGATGTTAAAGCCCCAACCCAAACTCCTCCTTTATATAATTTAGAAGTAGTATCATTTAATGTTGTACGCTCATTAGCAACTGATTTTAAATCTGGGAAATATGAATCAGATAATGAGGAGGTAGAACGACGAGATGCTTGAATATAATATAATCTATCATTTCGTAGCATTGCGCTAGCACTAGCATATGATGATCCTTGTTTATCTTTTGCTAATCTAAATGCATTGTAATCAGTAACATCATAGTTTAAAAGAGAACCGTTAAGTGTTTGTTGGTTATCTTTTGTTAGATTAAATTCTCTATTAGTTAAATTAGTTGAAGTGTTAGTTAGTAAAGATAATCCATAATCAAAACTACTACTAATTTTTACATCAGGAATATGTTGAGCATTATAGTTTCTATTTTTAGCAGCATCTATTTTTAATTTATCATTAGTACGCTCTGGAGTTCTAGGAATTAATGTTCTTCCAATACCATATACTGAGCTAGGTCCTCCTATATAGTCAGCTATTCTACTATTTTGTATATCGTTGTATACTGAATTAGCAAATGGAACTCCTCCCTCAAATGTAGCTGCTATAACATTTAATGTCTTTAATTCTTTTTTCCTTAACTTAATATTTCCCTTATAAAGATCATAATTAGCACCTAATCCAAATCTATTTCTTAATCCAGCTAATCTATTATTTTCTTCGTTATTATTGTTTTGAGCAACTGCTAAGTACTTAGTTTGATCATCTTGAACAGGTAGTAAACCATGTCTATTAAAATGAATACCGAAAGCTCCAACAGGAACTTGTGCTATTGTATTAATACCTAAATTATAGATACGAGTAGGTCCTACAGCATTTACTAATTTATTTGCTGTGTTTAAAGCAAAATTACCTACATTTCTTAATAATCCACCCCCTTTAGTAGGATTATCTGTTTTTAATTTTTTAGTTTCTAATTGAGGGTTAGATAACTGTAAACCGATTTGTTTTACTATGAATAGTGGTCCTTTAGGAAAATCTTTAAGAAATTTCCCTATACGAAATGTATCAACAATAGCGGCATTAGCAGCGCCTACAACCCCACCTCTAACTAAACCATCATCGAACTTAGTCATTCGAAAACGATTAAAGCCACTATCAACAGTGTTGATATCGACTTTTTGATATGGTTGGCCGCTGTCACCTCCGCCTGGTCGATCACTTCCGTACTTAAGTGATTTTAAGTCGGTTTTTAGATCAAGTAATGACATGTTAGTAACGTCCTTCTGTTGGTCCTAAGTCTTTGTATCTACGACCTTGTTTGGATTTGTATACTTGTGATACAATGCCAACAGGGTTTAGATTAGGTGCTTGAGTATCTAACTCATCTAATTTAGATGGTTGTGGTTTAAATCCAGAGCCGTTACTTGGTCTCCAGGTTACGTTAGGTTGACCATCAACTGAATACAAATTATGTAATGAGTTTGGTGGTACAGGGTTAACTCCAAAATTTTGTGGTTTATTTCCACCCAATCCTAAGATGCTGTCTTTTAATTTGTCTAATAATCCCATGGTTTATTGTTTAGTATAAATATTTAATTGTTATGCTACTTTATATGAGCCTTGCACTAGTGTGTTACCTACTTTTTTACCATCCATGTTAATAGATGTGTCTTTATTATATAATCTATCAATAGCTGTTTTAACTTCATTAATTGCTGATATCATTGGTGTGAGATCAATACCAGCATTTATTTCTTCTTTACCTCCACCTCCTATTGATTCACCAATAGTTTTAATAGGAGCTGTGATAAAATCTGTAATTCCTTTAACTGCTGAGTTAGTAGCTTGGGTTGATGAAAATTCATCTAATGCTTCTAATTTAGATACATCAATTGAAGCAAGTGCTGCTGACACTCCAATTAAAGCTCCTGCTATTGCTTGTAAAGCGGTAGCTGTTTGTGTTAAACCATCACCACTAGCAGCTAGAGCTTGTAATTTTTCAATAGGATCACCTCCTAAAAAGGCACCAATAGCACCTATTACCCCACCAGCACCAAGTGATGCTAATCCAACACCTATTCCTATAAGTGCAGGACCTATTGCTAATAATTTCATTACATCTACATTTTGTAATGATCCAAATATAGTAGCAATACCATTAGCGGCTGAGGTGATTATTGTTCCTATTCCTTCAAAAGCAGATTTAATAGCTTTACCAAAAGCTTCTATACCAGGAGCAGCTAAATTTAAAGCATATCCTAATCCTATCATTGCTCCTGTAAGTACAGCTATACCTAGTATAACTTGTCCCCCTGATAGAGCTTTTCCTAAAGCAGCTAATCCGTCCCCTAACCCAGTTAAAGCACCTTTAATTAAATCACCATTTACAAGTTGTAATAATAATAAAGCAGGTATTGCGGGAGTAAGTAATACTAAAGCAACTGATGCTCCTATTAGCTTAAGTATATCTGCAGGTTTTACTTCACTAAAAGATTTAATACCATCTGATATTCCTGTTAAAGTATTTTTAATTCCGTCACCTGCTCCTGGTCCTCCTGCTCCTGTTTTTCCACCAGCATCTGCTGTTGTTTCTGCTGTTTCTTTTACTTTATCCCCACCACCTAATAATGAAGCTCTTCCTTCTTTACTAAATAATTTTTTGGCATTAAGTGCTGTTTCTTTAACACTATCTCCCATTCCTTTAAAACCTTTAGCTATTGCTGGAAGTCTAGATAGTGCAATTAGTCCTAAAGTTGTGTATAAAACAAAAGCATTATCAGCAAGAAAAGTTATACCTTGTATTATAGGAGCAAATAAAGCACCTATAGTGCCTATTAAATTTTGTAGTTTTTCAACTATATCATTAAACTTTTGTTGTATTTCTTTTCTTTTTTGAGCTTCAAGTGCTTCATCCTTAGTAAATTCAGCTAAAGATTTACCAGCTTCTCTAGCTAATTTTTGTTTTTCTAGTTGATTTGCTAATTGGTCTGCTGTTAATCCTACAGCGTCAGCTAATGCTTTTTGTTGAAGAACATTCATTTTAGTGAAGTCTTCATATGATCCAATATTTTTATTTAACTCTTCAGCTAGTGCTACTTGATCACCAGCTAAAGCTGCTGCTCTAGCTCTTTCTAAATTTAATTGCTTACCGGTTAATAATTCTGCATTTAATTCACTTTCAATTGATGATGCAAAGTTAAGAAGTTTTTCACCTTGAGCTGCTGTTTGTTCAAGTGAAGTACCTAATGCTGTAGTTGCTACTACTGCTTTAACAATACCTGCAGGATCAGCTTGTAGATTTGCTTTTAATTGGCCTGATACTTTAGCAGCAGTTGCTATTGATTCTTTAAAAGGAATTCCAGCTTTAGATGCATTCCTAGTAGCAACAAAAGCACCAACCATTTCATCATTTACTTTTTCTGATGATTTTCCTGTTAGTACTGATAGTTTATATATTCCAGAGGCTTCTTCACCTGTTAAACCAAATTGTTTGGTTAACATGATTTGAGTTTCAAGGGTGTCTTTTGAATAATCAGCTACAAATCCAGTAGCAGTATTCAATTGACCCATAGCCTCAGTCATGTTTTTCATTGTGAGGTTAGTAGCATTAGAGAACACACTAGTAAGCTGCATTTTTGCAGCCATTACATTAGCCTGTGTGGCTCCATAACCTATATTTTTGCTTATAGCTACAGAAGTTTTATCAAATTGAAACATTCCATCTACTATAGCTTTGGTAATACCAGATATTGTAAGTAAATCTGTTATTTGTTTTGTATTAAATTTTTCTTTTAATGCATTTAATACTTCTTCTTGTTTTTTTATTTTAACGGCTTGTTGTAATAAGGCAAGTTCTTCTGCAAGTTGTTCTTTAGTTTTTTCATTTGCCTTAATAGTTTTATTTATTTGTTCAGCAAGATTATACTGTTCATCAGCTCGTTTTTTTGCTAATTCAACTTCTTTTTCTTTTTCATCTACTGCTTCCTTTGCTTCTTTTATTATAATATTTGATAAATCCCTTTCAGACTTTAATATGTTAATTCTATCTCTATCTGCTTGATTTCTACTTCCTGCTAATTCAGCTAATTCTCTTGCAATTTGACGTTGTGCTTGAAGTTCAGTTTCTAGGGTTCCTTGTAAAGCTTGTAATTGATTAGCTTTTTCTATTCTAATATTATCAAGTTGTTGAGCTTTTTGTTGAGCTTGTAATTTTGCTTGGGATAATTTAATAGCATTATCTTCAAAATTAATATTTTCTTTCTTTAATTTTTTTAATTGATCTTCTAAATCTTTTAATGATGAAGTTCCACTTAAACGTTTTTGAGTAGAACTTTCAAGTTCTTTAGATAAATTATTTAAATCCCTAGTTAAATTTAATATGTCTTTTTCATCATCAGTTAAAGCACCTGTTACTTTTTTCTGTTTTTCATAGGTACTAAGCAAATCTTTAGCCGCCTCATTCTGCTCTTGAATGAGCCTTAAACGTTCCTGTTCTCTTTTTATTTCTTCTGGTGTTAATTTAGCCATTATACCATATTATGGGTATAAATATTAAAGGCGCCTATTTTTTAGGCGCCTTAGTTGTATATGTCGGTTGCTTTGAAGCTATGTTAGGTCGTGATATACCCTGTTTACCTTTATTATTCATCATATTTTGCTGCTTCTCTGACTCTTCGCGTTCTTTATCATAGAATTCTTTAATTTTTTCAAATGTAAATCTACGAAGCCAAATAGGCATACTATATACTGTATCCCAATCATATCCACCCTTACCATGAAATATTATTTCATGTATTTGAGAAAACAAATATAATCTATATTCCCGCGTCAGGCCAAAAAAAGTTAAGAGAAATAGGTACGTTTATACCCTCCCCTGTATAATCTTCATCCTCGGGCTTGTATACTATATTAATATCTGGGGATACTTTATTATAATATTCACGTAGTGCTCTTGCATCTTTTGCAATAAGATAATTATCAACAAAATCACGAATTTCTTTTTGATCACGTTTGCCTTCAACTGAAGTAATGGTGTATTTTAAACGGGTTGTAATATCGTAAGATAAATTTGGATTAATTTTTTTAAATCCTTTAATTTCAGCATCTATTTTTTGTTCATCACCATGTGTTAGTAGTTTAAAAGTAATTTCATTATCTGAATGGGGTAAAGTAAATGAAAATTCGTTTGAGCTACGTTTAAATAGTTTTTCATCTATTACTTTATCCTCTAATTTAGATAAATCAACTGTTGCTTCAACTTCTTGTCCGTTTGAATTAGTATACTTAAAAGAATAATCTTTACCATAACCTAATACACGAGCTGCAATTAGGATTGCATTTTTATCACCTACTAATAATTCATTGTAATCAATAGGAGTGATAATCAGCGCTTGAAGTAGTTTATCAATTACGGTTCCGTTTTTGATATAGTTACTGTTAGTAAGAATGTCTTCTTCCTTAGCGGTCATATACTTCATTTCAATTTCACCTTTAGCTAGTGGTGATGTCTCGGGATACAGTAAGCCTTTTGATGGTAATGTAACTGTTTCTGTTGGGATTTTTAATTCTGCCATAAACTATTTTATTTGTGTATATATAAATATATGCAAAAAAAAGGTGTCTGCAAAAGCAGACACCAAAGGAAAAAAATATGAAGGATTTTTTAGAAGTTGAGTACACAATAATCCATAGCAACTGTTACAGATAAGCTAATTGCAGCATCGCCTGAAGACCAATCATAGTCTCCAAACTTAGCGGTTTTGCAATAAGCACCTTTAATAATCCATTCACCTACTACATCACCTACTGGTCCTAAAATATCTAATGTTAAATCTTTCTTGTAAAAATCTGAGTAGCCATCACGGCCTGTTACTGATTCGTGTGCTAAACGAGCCCATTCCATTACTGCTTGTGCACCAGATGGAGTTACAGGATCGTATAGTTCTAAAGTCATATCATCCCATTTAACTTTACCTTTAACTTTGCGGTAAACGTTGATGTGGTCTAATATAATCTCACCAGCTTCAAATCCAGGAGCTGAGGCTTTTTTAATGAGGTATGATGGAATACCATCAATATACATGATAAAGCGATTTGGAACTTTGGGTTCAAATGCTGTGAACATTATTTCATTTGCGTCTAATACAGCCATTTTATGTTTATTTTATTGCTATTAATAAATATTAGCAACTACATCCCCTATGCAGGGAATGTAGCGCCAGTTGGTAATACGTTGAAATTCAATATGATAAACTCAGCTGTTTTGGTTGGTTGGATATAAATCTGACCTACTAACTGATTTCTATCAATTACATCAGGAGTATTATTTGTTTCATCCATTACAACTTTATAAGCATATAAGCCTTGACGTTGTACTACTGATTCAAGATATGGATTAACTTGAGATAAGAAACGATTGCGAGTTACGTTGGTATTTTGTTCAAATACTAAGTTATTAGCAACTTGACCAATATATCCTTTAAGAGCAATCAACAAACGACGAACGTTTACACGGTCGAGAGCGGTTGCTTTACGCTGCAATGTTTTTTGACCAAATACTACAACACCTTCTCCAGGGAATGTAGCTAATGGGTTAACATTTGCTTGATATAATACATCACGATCGTTTTGGGTTAATTTACGCTCAGCACGTAATACTGATGGAACACCACCACGATTTAAACCTGCAGGGGCAAACCATTCAGCACCAACTTGGTCGTTAAATGCGAATACACCACCCATTACTGTAGAGGCAGGAGCCCATACGGCTTTACCTAATGCGCTTGAAAATAATTGAATCCAAGGCCAATAAGTAGCAGCGTAGTTGCTTGATTGACCAGCAGCAGCATTTGCAGCAGCTGTTACTACATTACCATATAATTTAGTATCTACAACTGCAATAGCATCACCTCTACCTTCGCAAGTAGAAATCATGGTTGTTGAAGCAGCATTATCTAAAGTAACACCAGGTGCTAACAATACGTTGAATTGATATTCATCGCTATTTGCTAATAAATTAAATGCAGCTTGGTAATCAGCAACACCAAATCCTTGAACGTTTGTTGCTGTGATATTTTCGTTCATTAATTGAACTGCATTTGTTGCAGCAACACCACCAGCAAATGAACCACCATAAGATCCACTTCCAACCAAAGGCATTGATGAAGCATAAGAACTTGTTTTAAAATTACCATTATTGTCAATAGAATCTACTTGAGGAGTAGTTATTGATTTAATACGAATGTATTGTGAAGCATTAGCATATGATCCAGTAATATCAATATAAGGAGCACCATCACTATCTACACGATAAATAGGTTTAATATCACCAATTACACGAGATATAAAGTTAGGTAATGCTGGGTCTAATGATAGGTTAGGCCATGTTTCGAGATAGTTAGGTTGTGCATTATTATCATTACCAGCACGAACTGCTAAATTAAATGTACCACTTCCTGTGTTTACATTTGTAATTTCCCAACGAACGTTAATTGAACTACCACTTGCTAAAGCACCAGCACTCATGCTAGAGGTATTATTCATTTGATCACCCCAAGCTATAGTTTCAAGAGTAAATGAAGTTGCTTGAGTAGATATATTAGTACCACCAGTTAAAGTAACTAAAGTTGAAAAATCTGAAGCAGATCCTGTTTGGAAAAGAAATCCGTTTACTGCTGTACCGGCTACAGAACCAGATAATATAATTGTAGTTGCTGTGTTTGTTGCTTTGATTAAATTATAACTTGAAGAAGCAGCAGAACCTGATAAAGCACCATTAATAGATCCAGTTAAGTTATCTAAAGTAGCTTGTAAAGTAGAACCAGATGCAAAATAATATAAATTACCATCAACATCATTTGCTGGGATTGGAGTAGCAGCAGAGATAAATCTAAATGTTGGATATCCGCTACCTACAATTCTAAATTCATTGTTGGCTGCTATTGAAGTTGCTAATACAGTACCACTGCCTGTAGCGAATTTATCACCAACAGCAGCTTGACTAATTACATCAGCATTAGCATAAGTAGATACATTACCACTACCACTAATTACTTTAGTAACCAATAATGTTTGACCACCATTGTTAAAATAATCTTTAGCGGCTAATGATGTAAGATATTCGTAGTAGTAACTACCACTTTTAAAAGTTTCACCAAACTTAGATACAAACTCGCTATACGAGGTAACATAAGTAGGAACAAGGGGTTGACCTAATACGGTAGGACCAACGATTGCGGTTGATGTCCCTTGAATACCCCTTTGAACTAACGATTGGTCAGATTCATTTTGGAATACGCCAGGACTTAAAATTTTTTCTGCCATTTTGTATAATTGTTTTTAAAAAATTTAATAGGATTAACCTATCGATAAATATCTAAAAACAGTTATAAACCGCAGTATTACTGAACAGGTGTTATCTCTCCAGTTTCTGCATTAATAGCACCAGTGCCATATTTGGTTTGAAGCGATGTTATTAGGTCTGATTCTTGCTTTTCAATTGTAGCAAGATCATTCACTAATGCTACTTTATTGCTTTGAAGTTTTTCGATTTGCTCATTCAAGGCAATGCGTTGTGCTTCAGCTACACCAATTTCAAATATGGTTTGGTTGTACTTAGATTGGAGATCTTTAATTGACTGTAATTCTTCTGTTGTTAATTTTGCCATAACATTGTTTTATTTTTCCCATTTAGCTAATGGGCAAGCTTCTTTACCTGGTTTAGGACTAAATACTTTTTTACTTAGTGGACACCCACATGCACCGCAAACAAATGAATTAATTGCGACAACATGGGTTTTTTTCTCACATGAATCACAAACGTTAGCTCTATATTGAGCTATCGCTTGTTCTTCATCTGATGGATTAGCCGCAGTTACCCACGACTTAAATATTTCGGATATTTTATTCACCTACTTGAATTAATTTAAAGAATGTAACATAAACACCATCGGTCTCTACATTTTCAAATTCTTCTAATTTAAATGGATGATATTCTAATTCGCGTTCTTCTTGAAGTAAGGTATTAAAATCATTTTGGAATGAAATAAAATTAGGGTTTACTTCACGAGAAACTACTTCCTTGGTTTCATCATCAATTACTTCATTGATGTAGATAGGAATACTAACGCTGCCGTTTTCTTCTACGCCATACTTTTTAACGAGTTCTTCTCTAAGTTTATCAATTGATTCTTTTTCAACTGCTATTTTTTTAGCCAAATCAGCCAACCAATACTTAGTGGTTAATTTTACTCGCTCCGTTAATAGGCCTGGAGATACTGTTTCCCCGGTTTGTTGATTTACAAAACCGTTTAATTCAGAATTTAATTGGTAGAATTCTTGTAACTTTAACGTAACTTTTTCCATATATTATTTAGCTTTTTTTACTGGTTTTTTAACGGCGCTTTGTTTAACAACACTTTGTTTAACAGCGTTTGTTTTTCTAGTTGCTTTTTGTTCAGGAGTAGCTACTGGTTCGATTACTTCTACTACTTTTTCTACTTCTGGTACAACGGGAGCAGCAGGTTGTTCTGCAGGTGATTGGTCTTGTTTTTTAAGCAATAGAAAAGCAGCAACAGCGGAAATAATAACGATTGAAAAGATAAGAAATGCCATAAAATTTATTTTTGTTATTTGATATATATAAATATATAAAGAAAAATTAAAAATTAATTTAGTTCACTTAAATAATTTAAAACTTCTGTTTTACTGTTATTAAAATCTAATTGAGTTGATGTAGGCCAATTTAAATTAATAGCGTCTGTTGATATTTTGTTATAATAATCAGAATTTCCAGTAATATAACTAATGATTTTTTGATTATTATTGTTTACAACATTGATTACAGTTTGATCATTTCCGTTTATTTTAATTATAGCTCCATCGGGTCTTATATAATAATTAATCATATTTTATATTTTATACGTAAATGTAATAAGAAAAGATAGAATTTCCAAATTTTTATCTATTAGCATGAACATAATCCTGTTGAAGTTGAACCTACTGAGTAGAATTGCCAGCCAAAATTAAAAGGACTAACACTTACACTATCATAGCTATAATATTCTCCGCCACAATCAACATTAGTAGCTGGTTCATAGCTGGAATCGCAGTTTGTACCTGATGCTATTACTAAGGGGAAGTATATATACCCCCCTAAATCACCATAAAAATAAGCATCTACAGTTACATTAGTATTAACATTTGCTGGAGTACCACTTATATAAGATTTAGCAGTAGCATAATAAGATCCATAACAATCAGCAAATGGAGGGAAGCAAACGTTAATATCTATATATTCATCATTAGCAACTACCCATATTTTAAAAGCCATAATTTAATATTTTAAGGACAAGCACCTAATAAAACACAATATATTTTACTACCAACGGCTGAGTCATAAGTATAATTAAATGTATAAGTAGTATTAATATCAGTACCAATATTAGCTATAACTTGTGATGCAAAAGGCCCTGTAGCATCGTTTCTCCAGGGTTTACCATAGAAAATTGTTAAACGTTCATTTGTAGTTAGAGTTCCAGATACGTTTATACTAAAAGTAGCATTAGTAGTTCCTAATTCAATAGGTAACATTGATGTAGGAAAACATTGGCTCCCAGCATTAGCATGTTGATATAAAGTTCCTGTTACTCCGGTAGGAATATAGAGGTTGCGATCATAATTATACCAAGCAGACATTGATAAATTAGATAATTGAAGAGGATTAGATTCTGAGAATATAGATCCAGATGATAAGACATTTATAGGAGTATATCTTATTCCATAACCAGCACAGTCGTTTTCCCCTAATCCCCAAGTCCATTCACCCATTGCATATGAGTTTTTAGCACTTTGGGACATTTCTGTCCTTACATCATTAAATGTTATTATTCCACTAGATGGTAATGCCATATACTATATTGAACCTGAACTTGTTAACCAAGGTGCTTGTTGTACTAATACAGGAGGATTAATTTGATTTTCAATACTTGCCGATAATGAAGCATACATTCTGTCTATACTTTCAGAACCCATAGATGAAGTAACCCAACCATATACAATGTCTTTGGTTAATTCATTAAATGGAATAAATGTAGATCCAGATTGGAAAGGACCAACGTATTGTGTTCCAATATTAGAGGCAGTATATGAACCTGTGGTAGCATATAACTGCCAATGCACTAAAAATACTACATCTGTTTCTTCAGATGCTGTGGGGTAAGATTCTAAGGGATTAAAATTCCAATTGTAAGTAATGTCCATTTGTTAATTTATTTATTTTTTAAAATATCTATTTCAGCTTTTAATTCTTTAATTGCTCCTACAAGAAGAGGTATAATTCCTCTTTCTCTTAAAGATAATGTACCATCATTGTTTTCCCTAACAAGTTCAGGTAATACTTCTTGTACTTGTTGAGCTATAAACCCTAAATCATCTTTAATATTTGCCAATTTATTTGATTCAGTTCCTTCTTTCCAAGTAAATAATACTGGTTTTAACTTTTGTATTTTGTCAAGTGATCCTTGAATAGGTACTATGTTAGTTTTAAAAGATACATCTGAAGGTGTACCATAGGCAACTATATCTCCAGCAGCTGTAATTGTACCCGTTGAGCTAAAGGATACTCTTGTAGTAGTACCAGCTCTAAAGTATAAATCTCCAGAAGCAAAATCAATATAGCCATATATTCCGCTTTGATGTAATCGTAATCTATCTCCTGAATCAGCATTATTCCCTAACCACACACTACGGCCACTTCCAGATAAAAATATATTGCCATTAACTGTTAGTTTATCAGTAGGAGATGTAGTACCTATACCAACACTACCACTTACTAATACATTATTTTGAAAATATCTATTTCCAGGATTATTTACTTTTATTAATCTCCAACCTGATATATAACATCTTCTTGTACCACTATCATTATAATAATTAAATAATGCTTGGGGGCCAAAATATTTTGTATTGTTTACCCAGTTATTAGTATTACCAGTGCCACTATTGCCTGAAGAACTGCCATATCCATTCCAATATCCAAATACTTTTGTCCAGGTAGTTCCTGGATCGTAACCAAGCATTACATTATAGGTGTAAGATCCTGGGTTTCCCCCTAGGTTTCCAAAAGATGCATCGTAGTCTATACCTCCCATATAATGTCTATTTGCAGAACCGGCTTCATTTCTAATCCAGCATTCCATATAATACCAATCATTAGATCCTGTATCTACTGGGATAAAAGGAAAGCCTGAAGAATAAACAACATTTCCTACATTTAAAGCTCCATCAACTTGTATAGAGTATCCGCCGGGTGCGGTAGAATCTGTATTCCAAGTAAACCCAGTACTACCAAAATAATCTTGTAATTGAGCTTGTGTCCAAGTTGGATCTATTTCAAATACTGTTTCTCCTGAGCTATAATGTCCTATAGGATACTTTTTTGTTGCGTCTACTCTTGTATTTCTTGAATTAATTCCCCCTTCTACATCTAATTTAGCATTAGGTTCTGTAAGACCTATACCAACATTACCTGATGACCTTATTATCATGTAATTTGTAGTGGCAAGTCTACTTCTAAAGGTATGAGTTGTATTATCATAGTAATTGCCAGGGTCGGTAGCATTACCAAGATACATTGCTATATTTCCTGCAGGTTCGTATATCCTATGATAAAGACTATCTCTATCTGCAAAAGGAGAATCTATAGAAGCAGATTCAAATCCTAATATTCCGTTAACAGTTAGTTTATAGGAAGGGGATATAGTACCAATACCTAAGTTATCACCAGTACCAAATAATGTTGGACCCCCACTACCTAATTTAATAGCACCTACAGCTGAATTTTGTACGCCATAGACACCCAGTGTATTAGCTACATTTATGTCATATAATGCGGAATCATCACCGCCTTGAAAAGTTAAAGCGTTATTTACTGTAGTTTTAATTGGAAGTGATGTTTGGACAGTAGTACCATCATCAGTAATTGAGCTATTACCAATAGTAGTATTAGAAGCAAACTTAACAACTGTATTTGTAGTACCAGATACTGATACTGAAGTACCGGAGGTGCCGCTTGTGCCTGTAGTTCCACTTGTACCTGAGGTGCCTGTAGTTCCACTTGTTCCTGTAGTACCTGATGTACCTGTTGTGCCTGATGTACCGGAAGTTCCTGTAGTACCTGAAGTACCCCGTGTGCCTGATGTACCGGAAGTACCTGTGGTACCTGATGTACCTGTTGTGCCGCTTGTGCCTGAAGTACCTGTTGTGCCTGAAGTACCTGTTGTGCCTGATGTACCTGTAGTACCTGATGTACCTGTTGTGCCTGATGTACCTGTTGTGCCTGATGTACCTGAAGTGCCTGTAGTACCTGAAGTGCCTGTAGTACCTGAGGTACCACGTGTACCTGATGTACCGGAAGTACCACCAGTTCCATTAGTTCCACTAGTACCTGATGTACCGGAAGTACCTGTAGTACCGCTAGTTCCTGTTGTGCCTGAGGTGCCGCTTGTGCCTGTAGTTCCACTTGTGCCTGTAGTACCTGAAGTACCGGCTGTGCCACTTGTACCTGTTGTACCTGAAGTGCCTGTTGTACCACTTGTGCCGGTTGTACCGCTGGTTCCAGTTGTACCTGAGGTGCCACTTGTGCCAGAAGTAGCAGCGGTAAATGAAGATCCGTTTATTGTGAGAGAACCTGTTATGTTAACTGATCCTGTAAATTGATGAGTATTAGATGATAAACTGCCGAATTTTGTTGATCCAGTTATAAAGCTTACACTTGATGTTATTGTTTGTACTACTAATGTTTGAGCAGTTATCTGGTTGGAAACTATTAGAGAACCAGTAATGTTAGTGCTTCCGGATACATTAAAATTACCCCCAACAAATGTCAAACCAGCAGATGCTGTTGCGGCATTAGTTGTACCGTCGGATAGTAATACTCTACCAACAGCAGCGTTATTAATCGTATTAAAGCCAGTTCCGCTTGTACCTGCAGTGCCTGATGTGCCTGATGTGCCGCTGGTGCCTGTAGTTCCTGATGTACCTGTTGTACCGCTAGTACCAGTAGTACCTGATGTACCGCTTGTGCCTGTTGTACCTGAAGTTCCGGTTGTACCACTTGTACCTGATGTTCCAGTAGTACCTGAAGTTCCGGTTGTACCACTTGTACCTGTGGTTCCTGAGGTACCATTAGTACCATTTATACCAGAAGTACCAGAGGTTCCGGTTGTACCGCTTGTTCCTGATGTACCTGTTGTGCCTGATGTGCCTGTTGTGCCTGATGTGCCTGTAGTACCCGAAGTTCCACTTGTACCAGATGTACCGCTTGTGCCTGTAGTTCCTGAAGTACCGGTTGTGCCACTTGTGCCTGAAGTTCCACTTGTGCCTGTAGTACCAGAAGTACCACTTGTTCCAGTTGTACCTGATGTACCTGTTGTACCAGATGTACCAGTTGTGCCACTTGTGCCTGAAGTTCCGGTAGTACCTGATGTACCTGTTGTGCCGCTTGTACCTGATGTACCATTAGTACCTGCAGCTCCAGATGTACTATAATATAATTGTCCTGTTGTTGGATCAACTACAACAAATCTAGATAGATTGTTTAATGTTAAATCTCTAACAGTTAAAGATCCTGTTATGCTTACTGAACCAGTAATAGTCATATTACTAGCAAACCTACTAGAGCCAGAAACATCTAGTTTAGCTATTGGTGATGTAGTACCTATACCAACATTACCATTAGAAAGTATACGCATTCTTTCAGTACTATTAGTCTGAAAAGCTAAATCTGGGTTTGAACCTATTGCCCCAACAATACCCATTGTTACAAGTCCATTTACAGACTTGATTTGGAATATATCTTGATATGTCTGAGTACCTAAAGAAAGTAAGTATGGGGTACTAGCGTCTGAGTATCCTTTAAATCTAAATCCAGATGTAGCACCACTTGCCAATGAGGCATCAAGTATAGATGTTGGCGTACTAGTTCCTATGCCAACATTACCATCATATAATATAGTCATTCTGGTATAAGAACCTATATCAGAAGCAGTTACGTTTAATCCTTGTTCGGTTGCTGGTCTTGCTATAAATTGTAAAGCACTTGTTCCTGATCCTAAAACTCTAATTCCAGCTACTGTTCCCCATAAAGAAGAAGCATTTGTTGATGAATATATATAATTAGATCCACTATAATATAAACTTCTACCAAAAAATCCATCCCATCCAAGACTAGCATTTTGTGTACCCCACATAGAAACACCAGCTTGAGCGGAGCCATTACCTCCTGCAGATATAATTTTATCTGGTGTTACATTAATATTTCCATCCATCGCCAGACTACCAGTAATACTAACACTACCGGTAAACTGGTGTGTATTGCTAAGTAATGTACCAGATCTAGTAGACCCTGTTACAAAACTAGTTGATGATGTTATAGTTTGAGCTATAATTGTTTGACCTAAAAATATACTTGCTGTTACTGCATTTGTAACAAACAGAGAACTAAGAGAGGCGTCAGAACCTGACGTGATAAGTTTTTTCCAATTCGGCATTATATGTTTACATTTTGTGGTTAGATACTTAACACCGCGTTAAGCCTACTTCCCTTTTGGGGCCTACAAACTTGTGATAATAAATATTAACTAGACTTTTTAACCGCTTTTTCTTCTTCTAGAGCTAGAATTTGTTGCAAACTTTCTATTTTTTTTTGCTCTTCTGCTGCTTTCATCTGTTCAATCTGCATTAATTCATTTTCTAATTTAATTTGCAAATTAGCTAAGAACTTAGCATCTTTCCCAGATATAGTAACTAGATCTAGTGATTGTCTCATGAATGCTATCTCGTTATGAGTAACATCAATTGAAAATATATCCATAACATTTATTTAGTTGTCTTTTTTAGGTATTGGTTTTGTAATTTAATTGCTAAACCATAAAATAATTCAATTTGAAATCCTTTTAAATCAGTATTCTTAAGTAGATTAAGAATATATTCTAATTCTTGAGGATTTAACTCATTAGAATTAACAGATGCTTGAACAGAGTTTGATTCTCCTGCTATAATTAATTGGTTCGATGTAAATGCCATAACTCTATTTTTATATTATATATTATCCGTAAATGAAAATATCACCCGCGTTAGTAATCCACATATTACCTGATCCATTAGATCCAGTACCCCATGTTGGAGGTACAGTATTTGATGGATTTGATGCTTGGTTGATTTTTGCTGTTACTACATATTCACTAGGAGTTAATGAAGTTGAAGTACCTACCACATCAAATGCTACAGCAAAACGACCATAAGGTCCATGATCATTAGTAGCGCCTGCTTCAAGATAAAATGCAGAACCAGAACCAGCAGCATTATATTGAGTTATCCATCCTGAATCAGCAAGTACTGAGGAACCACTATTAATTAGGATAAATTTATCTCTAACGTTTAGATTATCTGTATTAGTAAATGATGCAGTACCTGCTACTGATAAATCACCAGTTACAGTTAAGCTATTTTGGAATGTCGAAGCACCTGTTACATTAATACCACCAGCAGCTATTGTTACACCACTTGATGCGCCGGCTCCAATTTGTACTTGGGTACCAGTATCTACAATATTACTATTGACAAATCCTGTACCTGACCATTTAGTACTATTATTAGTTGTTAAAGTAGCTGAACCTGATATTGCTACATTTACAGCTGCAGAGCCATTATAAGTTGAAACACTACCTGATAAACCAGTTCCAAATGTTAAGGCATTAGCTACTTGAGTTGCTGAAGCAGCAGTTGTAGCAAATGATGCAGTTGTAGCAAATGATGCACTAGTAGCAAATGAAGCAGTTGTGGTAAATGAAGCACTTGTTGCGAACGAAGCACTAGTAGCGAATGAAGCACTTGTTGCAAACGAAGCAGTTGTTGCAAATGATGAACTTAGTGATTGACTAGCAAAAGAAGCAGTAACAGTTAATACATTTGTAGTTGCATTAAAAGTTAATGTTGTACTATCTACTCTTGCAGCTTGGTTACCTGTAGAACCTGTTGTAAATACTAGGTAATAAGGACCAACACCTGTAGTTGTATCAGTAACAGTTATTGTAGAAGCTGAAGCGGCATTAGTTGTATTAGTAGCAAAAGCAGATGATATAGCAGATGATGCACTTACAGCCCAAGAAGAAGTAGCACTTAAAGTATTTGTACTTACATTATATTGGAAACTAGAACTGTTTACATATAATGATTGAGTACCAGAACCAGAAATAGCAAAAGTAGGATAATAAATACCACTAGAGGTATTATTCATCGTTACAGTAGCAGCAGATGATGCTATTCCTTGTGCTACCGTTATATCAAATGTAGAGCTATCACCTTTTGTAAAGGTAATTGTAGATGCATTTACACTAGCTGTAATTAAACCTCTAAGAGGAAGAGAAGAAGTTAATGCAAAAGATGCACTAGTAGCAAATGATGCAGTTGTAGCAAATGAAGCACTTGTTGCAAATGAAGCACTAGTAGCAAATGAAGCACTTGTGGCGAACGAAGCACTAGTTGCAAAAGATGCAGTTGTTGCAAAGGAAGCAGTACCTGTCAGAGATCCAGCAAACGAACCACTAAATGAACCAGAATGTACTAAACCAGTTGCATTTGTTGTTGCTACTATATTTCCAGTTCCATTAATTGCTGTAGTAGATAAGTTAGCTGCTGACCCCCCACCAATTACTACTTGTCCTGATGTTAGGTTATCTACTTTTAATTGAGCTAATTCAGCGTTACTGCCTGAAACTATGACTTTTTTCCAAGTTGCCATTTAATATTTTTTGGTGTTATCTATTAATAAATATTGATTATTCTAGCCCTACATAAAAAGATGAAGAAGTAAACCATATACTTCCTGCATTAGTTGTTCCTATTGGGTTAAGAGATTGTGTTTGAATTTGTACTATACTTTGACTTACAATTAAAACTGGTTGTTGTGTTGTAAAGTTTCTTATTATAAATAAATTACTATATAAATCAGTATCACCACTACTTGATATATTAAAATATTGTGTGCTGCCTGATTTGATTAAGAATAAATTAGTAGGATTTGTATTTACACTAGCAGTAACACTACCTGTTGCTATTTGAAATAAGGTTAAATTTAAATTAGCAGGATCAATATAGGAAGCAGTAGCTGCTAATGCAGCAAATAAAGCATATGATGCTGTTGTAGCATAAGAAGCAGATACTGCATGACTAGCAGTTCCAAATAAAGATCCGGTAAATGAGGATGCAGATACATGTCCTATAACAGTTAATGATCCTGTAATTATAGTACTACCTGATATTGTAAGTTCATTATTATTGTATACTAAAGCAGAGGATGCAGTAGCTGCATTTACAGTACCATCAGATAGTAGTATTCTACCTGTTCCTGCGTTATTAATCGTGTTAAAACCAGCTCCAGATACACCGGATGTTCCGGAAGTGCCTGTTGTACCTGAAGTGCCATTAGTACCATTTGCTCCATTAATACCTGAGGTGCCTGAGGTGCCATTAGTACCAGTAGTTCCTCCACCACCCCCAGAGGTGCTATAATAAAACTTACCATTGTTATCAGCTACTACTGTTCTTATTAGAGAACTGCTTTCAATGAGTTTTACTTGTAAAGTATCAAACCTAGCATTACCGTCTTGCCTAGGTATGTTAATAGACTGCCCCATTATTAAGTATTAGTTCTCGTATAAATATTGCTATAACGGGGGTAGTATATATTTTAGTTTTTCTATTACAGATTCTGGTGTTATTGTTTTAGAGCATTCAAATTGTCTGGCTGTTCCTTTATGGATGGGACACCAATTCCAATCACCAGCATCTAACTTGTGAGAATTGAAGCAACCTTTGCATTTACCCTCAGGAGATCCTAGACGATAACAGCTAGAGGGTTCAGTATATGTTTCGGAAAAGCCAGAAATTAATACAGTTGGAGTATCAGTAGCCCAACTTAACCAACTTAATCCACTACTTATACCAATAAATGCTTCGGATTCGTGTAGTGTTTGAATAGTTGTTTCTATATTGTATGATGAAAGATATTTAATTCCTGTTGGATGATTATTACCCATATATGTGTCTCCTTCTCTAGATAATAATATTACCTCATAATCTTGTTCAGCACACCAATCAACTACTTGTTGCCATCCTGTAGGATTATTCCAATACTTTGCTTGTGCTGTAGCATGAATTGCAATTGCAATTTGTTTTTTCTTTAATACTGTTGGTTTTTTTAATTTTGGTTTAAGTTCTATAAAATCTAATCCTAAAATGTCAGAAGCTGTTTTCTGTAGTTCTTGAGATTTTATTTCATTAGGATGTCTAAATTCATTTAATTCATCATTCTCTTTATAATACCACCCTATCGTATACATTGCGTATATATTATGAGCTGCTTCTCCAGGATTGATAAATTCAATTTCTGGGTACTGGTTTTGAAATAGATGGTTATGAAAGGTAGAGCATATGATTTGGCATTTATGTTTTTTTCTAAAAGCTTCTATATAAGGAAACCAAGCTAAAGTATCGCCTAAGGCTTTTGAATCTAAAGCAATATATACTTTTTTATTAAGAGCATTAAAATAATCTTCCTCTATTAATCTAAAATTGTCATTTTCTTTTTGGTAAATTTTTATATACCAATCTATAAAATATTCATATAAACATTTAGTCCAATGATCATTTTGAATGATAGAGGAATGAATTAATTGGTTTGTTTTTCTATTATAAAATTCAACTAAGTATTCTGCTTTAATAGGAGAACGAATTTCTACTTTAGGACCTTGTACATAATTAATACTTAAAGTAGAAATAATATTATTTGTATTTTTAATCAAATTAGAGTACATAATATTTCTTTTGTTTTATTTAAATTATCGTCTATATAGTGTACTAGAGAATTATTGTCATAAGAATCCATATACGTTTCCAAACGCCTAAATAGACAAGGTAAACCATAGGATAATGCTTCTTTAATAGATAAAGGCATTAATTCAAATTTAGAACTAAAATAGAATACATCACATGCCTGATAGAAATTAGACACATCATCTCTTTCACCCCAAACAATACAGTTATCTGGTTTGTTTTTCATTAATGGTTCCCAATATTCAGCAAAATTAGGTGCTTGATTACCTACAAAATGAAATTGTACTTCGGGTAGTTGTTTTGCTATTTCAAATATTTCACCTTGATTTTTACCAGGAGTAAATAAACCAACCATCAAAACATGTTTATGTTTTGGATCTAATTTTAAAAATTCTTGTGCTAATCTTTGATCTTTATAATAATTTTCGATTGGATATTCCCAAATATCATTTGGGATTTGTGATAATTGTTCTGTAAATTTTTGTTGTATCCATTTACTAGGCAATATAAATTTATCTGGGTGGAATAATAAATTTGAAGGTACTGTTAATGAAGAGTGTGTTGATTCTACTATAAAGTAATCTCTATATGTATTTCCAAATATTAGAAATGAAACCTCACTATCCATAAAAGATTCAGGTGTGTCTTCTAAATGTATTACATCTGGTTGTATTTGATCTATTATGTCTAATAGTTTAAGTTTATTTTCTTCTAGTGTATAGAATTTATCTCCTAATATCCATCTAAGTTGTTCACGTTGAACTACATACTCACCAGATACACAAGCATATTCAACTAAATGAATATCATATTGATCTTTTATTGATTGAATTTTTTTAAGAAGATATTGTGGCATTCCTCCTGTAGATAGGTGAGGAGCTATACATAGTATTTTTTGATTTTCTTTTACAGGATTGTACTGTTTTATTTTATCAATCATTTCTTGCATTATTTCTAATCTTTTTTCACCATGAAAAAAACATATATCTTCTTTCTTACCAGGAATTTTAAACCAATCTCCTAACATTTGTTGTTCGCCCGTATACTTAATTTTAAATGTTATGTCTACTTTATTAGCATCTCCATTTACATACACATAAGGAAGACCTCTTTGATAGTTATATTTCCATAAAAGAACATTAACAATAGTTTCTTCATGGTATGGAGCATAATATTTAAAATTTTTAAGAATTTTAGGATGGGTACATGTCCAATACCATTCTTCTAAGAAATCTATTGTATTTTGTCCACAAACAAATACATTAGTAGTTCTATATATATTCCTATTATCTTGATTAGTTCTAAGTAATTTACAAAGATTATATTCTAGAGTTTCTTCATATTCTATTCCTCCTCTACCATCTGCTAAAAGGTGATTATATATTCCTTCTGTAATATAAGGGTGTACTGAATTTCTATCGTATAAAGAAAATAATCTATCAACGTATGGTGTAGCTATAGAATCACAATCTACATAAACTACAATATCAGCATAATTTAATAGGGCATCTTTAACAACTAATGGACGTTGAATTAGAAGATTATATATTTTATCATTTGATCTATTGATGTAAAAATTTTCATTGGGTGCATGTGCCTCATACATCCCTCTATCCGAGAATTCATCTATATTGCAGTTCCATCTAATACTTTTTGTATTTGAAATGTTTACTTGCTTATCTGAATTAAGCATGTATACAATAATAGGGATATTACTAAATTCTCTTATTGATTTAGCACACATTGATACAATATCAAAGTATGTTTCGTTTGCATAGAGAACATATGCTTTATCAAATATATTCGTAGCCATTGTGTAAATTTGAGAAGTAATTTAAATCACTTAATATTCTAACTCTGTCTTCTTTTGGGTAACCAGTAACATGAACAATAAAATCTCCAGGTTGCCAAACATGATTATTTATTCCTTTAAAATGCATAACCATAAAAGGATTATTAAAATACCAAAAACAATTTAATAATTTTTCTTCAATTATTTTAATTTTATCTTTAAATTTTAAACTGTTTATTACTATTCTTGTTTGTCTTCCTTCATAATCAAAAGTAGATAAGTCTAATCCATCAGGCCACCCTTCTACATCCCATATTGCTTGCAATATATCTAATCCCGATTGGTCATTTTTAACTAAAAATTGAGATGTAATTATGTTATTAATACCTTCAATATTAGTAATAGGATTATCCTCAGCTGGTATATTGTGTTGAGGTACAATAAAAGAATACTCATCATCAATTAAAGATTCTAATTTAATATCAGAATTCATTATTAAACAATCAACATCCATAAAAAATAACCACTTAAAATTGTGGTTTTTTAAAATATTAATTGATGTTTTAATTTTTTGCCATGCTGAGTATCTATTATTATCTAGGTTGTGTTGAATATCAACCCATAAAGTATAGTTATGTTTTTCACAATATAATTTAATATTATGGTCTACAGTAAGTTCAGCTAATTTAGCATAGTTATCATTATATGAAACTAGAACACAAATATCTTTAGGATCTATCATTTTTTATTTATTATCCAAGTCCCAAACCATTCAGAGGTTACTTTAAGTTCATAATCATATTTAGTGCAAAATTCATCCACTGCTGGATTTACTCCAAACACACCATGGTAAAAACTTCCGTTCCATATATGTTTGTCTTTTTTATTTTCTAAGAAGTTAGGATCTTTATACCAATCAATACCAATATAATCATGTCCACATAAATATCCTCCATTTTTTACCTTAGGATACCACAATTCAATATCTTCTACTACAAAGTCATAAGCGTGGTTAGCATCAATATAAACAAAATCTAAAGAATTATCATTAAACATTTTAGATGATTCTGCAGATGCTGCTCTAATCATTATTGCTCTATCTTCATATCCACTTATATTATTCATTGTGTCTGAGTAGGCAGTAGTATGAGCAGCATGATTGCTTGCGTCAAGGTATTCTTCTCCTAGTGGTCTCCAGACATCAATCATATATAGAGTTCCTTTCCAATTCTGTAATATTTCTTTTGAAAATTCTCCTTTAAAAGTACCTATTTCAGCACCCCTTCCTAAAGGAAATTCAGATCCAATCTCTTTTAATAACTCTATTCTGTTCATTTAAATGTTATTTTACCTTTATTATAATATTTATCTTTATTTTCTTCTGTTATTTTAAAACTCTTTCTAGTATGATATCCATTTTCTTCAACATCAACATAAAATTCATCTCCTACATTTTTAGGAATAAGAATCCAACTTCCTTTAGATAGAATTACTTCTTCTCCAGAATTGATACTTATTTTTATATTGCTTGAATTTTTATAATCATTGGCTATCCATAGGAATAATTGGTCTTTGGTATTGTTACCTATTACTTCAATAAAATATTCATGTGTTATAACATTTATTTTACTATGAGCAAAGCATGATTTAACAC